ATAATTAACATGTTAGATTACAATAAAACGCGTAATAAAACGCGTAATAAAACGCGTAAACACTCAAAAAAACGCGCTGGTACAAAAAGTAAAATAAAAACTATAAAAAAACAAATATATAATAAAAAGGATTATTTAAGCGGAGATGGTATGTTAACCGCCGTATGGGGTCCAAGTATGTGGCATTATTTGCATATAATGTCATTTAATTATCCCAATAATCCCACTCGGGATGATAAAAAAAATTATCGTAACTTTATTTTAAATCTACAAAATGTTTTACCTTGTAGATATTGTAGAGAGAATTTAAAAAAAAATTTTAAATTTCATAAATTAACAATGGCCGTTATGAAAAATCGTCTTACCTTTTCCAAATATATTTATGAATTACATGAAATCATAAATAAAATGTTAGGAAAAAAATCCAATCTTTCGTATTGTGAAGTTCGTGATAGATATGAACATTTTCGTTCAAGATGTACTATTGATGATGATGCCAATAGTAAAAATAGTAATAAAACATTTGATAATAAAACAATAAAAAAATATAGTAATAAATCAAAAAATAAAACTAAAAAAGAAAAAGGATGTACTGAACCACTCTATGGAAAAAAATCTAAATGTATTATTAAGATTGTTCCTCAAGATCAAAAATGTAAAACGATACAAATAGATAAAAAATGCATTAAACGTAAAAAAAAATAATTAATTTACATATTACCCGCAATTACTAAGGCGGCTTAGCATTCATCTAATGGATCATTGTCATCTTCATTATATATAATGCTTACATTGCGCCAGCATGTTTTAAACTCGCCATAACGCTTATCCATAAATTCATATACTTCTTTACCTGCCGGCACTCTCTTACTTCCATAGTTAGAATTATACCATTGCTTAAATGTTTCGATTAATTCCGTCTTTTTAATTTTACTACCTATTTGCGTCTTAATTTTTTCCTTTGCAAATCCGGCAAAATAATCTTGTCGTTCACGATATTTATCACTACTTGCCATTACAATTTTACAATCATTCACTAATCCCTGCGTTTCAAATGCCTTGTCTACTAACAACGACATAAAGATAGGCGCCCATAATTTTAATTTAACATCTAAATTCTTATCAACCGGAAATTGATACGGAAAATCTTCTTTTGGAAATTTTGGATCATTGTATGGATCATCCAACATTTTAGCTTTAAACTCAATCATTCGGATTCTTCGCCAAGTTCCATCATCATCCGCCATATCTTCAAAATCGGTATTTGTACATACAACCAATTTAAATTGGGGGACAAACGTAATGGTATCTTTAAATAAAGCACGTGCTTGGATCGGGTCTCCGCCAGTAATTTCTTTCATAATACCTTCATTAATTTTATCTCCCTTTGAGGGTTCTTGCATTACGGCATATCGAATTGCATTTAACTGTGCGACTTCAGATGAAGTGCTTCCAATACAATTACGTTTTTGAGTAATTAAGGTGATTGGAACCGTTCCTTTATAATCGCCCAATATATGCCCCATTAATTCTACAAATTTGGATTTTCCATTTCTTCCACTGCCTTTATAAATATTAAACGTTTGATTGTGATTTGTTCCGAGTAAACAAGAGGCTGCATGTTGCCACATATAATCCCGCAATTCTTTATCTGGAAATAATTGGTCCATAAAAGAATTAATTTCTTCAATTAAATTATTGTTCTCGATTTTAATGCTTGGAATATAATCTATATTCGTGCATTTTGAAATATAATCGTCCGGTTGGCCTTTTCTATATGTTTTATTTTTAAAATCAACCACATAATTGTTAAAGCATAATAAATAGGGGTTTTGATCTAATTTTTCATTAAATTTACTATCATAGAATAATTCTTTTGCTTCCTTCATAATATTATTTTTCCAACTGGTTTTTTTAAGGTAATTTGCGATTTCACCTAATTTACTAATTTTTTTTTTTAATTTTTCATACGCCTCTGTCGAAGAATCAAGTTGAGCCATTTGTATCATCACATCATTTGTTGTGTCCGTATATAATTGGTGCATATCTTTTGAAATACGAATACGTAATGAGGTTCCTTCTTCATTTTCAACCCAACGATGTTTATAATTGTATTCATACCATATATTATTCTTAATACTCTGACATACAAAATTATCCTTATATAACACATGCAATACACAGGCAATGTCAAATTCGGTACTGGTTTTTAATGATTGTTCTACGAAATAATTTACGGTTGTATTTTTGATTTCATTATATTTTTCAATTGCATCTTTTTTACACCAATACATAATAGATCGCGAGGTTAACCCGTCAGGATTATTTTCAGAAAATCCCGACCAAACCTCATATAGTTCATTAACACAGTTCCAATCAAAATTGCCCTGATTGTCCTTTAAGGTATCTCTGCAGTTTTTTTGTGAACTAAATTTAAGCCATGAAAGAAACAAAGAAGAGTGTGTATTTGATAGAGCCCATCCCACACGCATCCAATTCGTATAACTGCCCGGACCATAATATGAGGCTGGCAATGCCATGGTATAACTATGTATTTCAAGTAAACGATAATTATTAATATTTGCATCTTTAAATAATTCTTCAAGTAAATTATCCAATACCTCTTGTGAATTTATTTCTTGATAATTTTTTTTATTTAAATTTATTTTTTGAATTAAACTTCCTGTAGGCGATTTAGGGTTATTTGCATTACTATTTTTAGTTGCATTACTATTTTTTATTGTGTTTAATGATTTACTTGCTTGTTCGAAATCATCTTTAACAGATTCATGCATATCAAATCCTTTGTGTTGAGTATACTGGGCCGATAACTTTTTAATATTATCAGATGTAGAAAATGTAGCTAAGTTATTTAATTCAATATCCCAGTTATTATATTTACTTTTATAAGTTAAACTATAATGATACTTTATTAAATATGCAAGATGTCCTGGTTTTCTTGAACCATACATTTGCCAATTAACACATCCTTTTGTAATTCCTTCATCCAATACGCTGTCCCATGTATTTTTAATCGGCAAATCATCCCACATACTTTCTAACTCTTTTATAACCTTATTACGCAATAATACTTGTAATGCTTTGTGCATTTTAATGCACATTATAACATGTATTCCATCTTTGGTCTTATCAGATAGAATATTAACATCACTCTTTTCCATAACAAAAACGTCAATCTTGGCAGAATCATCTACTTTTACCAATTCGGTTACTTTATCTGCATATAGCATAACCATATCTCTAATATGCTCTTCGGTATGTTGTTTACTTGTAATATTCGTATTATACCTTAGATCTATATCTATTGCAATTGGACCATCCGCAATTAATTGTTTTTCAGTAAGATATTCCATCTGTCCGTTTATAAATACGTGATCATAATAGCGGTTAATAAAATCATCCCATTCGGATGGTTGTATTGAATATGATCCTCCATATATTTTTAGATTTTTATCGGGTATGCGTGTATGCGTTGAAGGATTTGTTGAACCGTTTTCATTTGCGACCTTAGTTGAGTGTAATTTTAAATAATCTTCAAATTTTTTATTATTTGGATTAACCATTTAATAATGATAGTTATATATTAATAATATATAACTTTAAATAATTATTATTTTATTCAATTTTTAAATAATTTAATTGGTTTGTATATTTTATGTGTCTGTATATTATATTAAAATTATGAATATATAAAATTGTTATTTTCAATACATAATTTATCTAAAGAATCAAAGAATCAAAGAATCAAAGAATCAAAGAATACAAGGATTGTTGTATTTATTGTATTTATTTAATGATTTGTTACCGATGGTATGAGGTGGGTGATGCCTTGTATTATAAATAACAAAAAGAATCAATTTATTGAATAAACCAGTCATTCGCTACCATTTTGATTTTTTAACGTTTATTTTTGGACCAGCCCCACGTTTTTTAATATTTTTTGGATCATATACATCAGTATCATCGTCATCTGAATTATAATCTTTGGATAAATCCCAAAATTCTTTTGATCCAAGTTTAAACTCGCCATGTGGTTCCGCTTTATACCAAAAAATTTGATCATGTAATTTATTTGATTTTGAATTATTATTAATAACTAAACATTCAAAATTCTCGGTGCATTGATCCATTACTTGACAAAAAGACTCAAATGTAGGAAACATACCCGCATAATTCTCCCATATACGTTTTCTATTTGCAATATATGGCTCTCTTAATATAAAAACATAATCTATATTTGTACGTAAATTTGGAGGAATACCTAATGGATATTGCATAGTGATTATTAACATAATTTTCCAATGCCGACCATTCATAAACAATAAACGCATTAATTTATCCTTTGTCCAAGAACCATCATACAAACAATCGTCTAATATAACAAAAGCACGAGGATCTATTGTGGTGCGTTTATATTGTTCTACCTCTTTTTTGATTTGTTTTAAAACGGTTTTTTGCCGTTTAAGAATATTTTCTATGATAGCTGTATTGTATTCATCATGTATAAAAAGCTTAGGAACATGAGAGCCATAAAACCCATTGCCTGCTTCTGTTCCAGATATCACTGTTCCTATAGGAATATCCTGATGATAATATAGTAAATCCTGCACTAAAAAACTTTTACCTGTGTCACGTCTACCAATTAAAACAACAACA